CAGTAACTCAAGAGCAAGTTTACATATAGAATTTAGAAAAATGTGTAACTTTTACCAGTTGGTAACCATTGAAGGTAAATCCCAAACTGCAGAATTGGCAAAACCATTTAGATACGTGGCACTCAAGCAATTGCAAGAGGAGATGGTATCATGGAAAGATTTTGATTTAGTACATGGTGATAAATTCGCCATGTGTGCTAGAACAAGTCTGCAAACTTATATATTACATAAAATATTTACACAAATACACAAGATGAGAGGTGTTGTTGTTCAGGTAGGTGAAAAGGCCACTAATTTTAAAGGACCTGATCAATATTTTGCTGGAGATAGAATATCTGGAATGATAAACTATGTGACAGGAGGAGAAATATTCAATTTTAGTGTGCTAAGTGCACTGATGAATGTGATAGCTTGTGTTGACAAGACTAGAAAAGAGCCTGTTAGTGCTAATGTTAAAGCTTTTTGTAAAATAACTGAATTTTTTTCTGAGAAATACAATGAAGCTTCAATTAAAAATAATGCTGAAGGCATTAAAGGGAATGTTGAAAGCCCAAATATGATTGGTATATACAACAGCAAATTTGTTGAAAGTATGTCAAAATTCACAGCAAGTGAAAAATTTGGTATACATGACAACAAAGAAGAAAAGAAAGAAGATAAAGCTAGGTTGACATATAGCTTCATAAAAGGGCTGGCCAGCAAATCAATAAATGATTTTGCCACAGGCAAGTCAACTCTTGTGATAGACAGCGATGCCTACACAAAACCTCTACACAGAGGAGAGACTTGTGCTAAAGAAAGCAGTAAATTATTCTTATCTTTAGATGAAGAGAAAGAATATTTTGGAGCAAATCCATTTGTAAATCTCAAAAAGATAATACAAAGAGAATCAGCAATAACTGGTAGACCAGGCTTCCAAATTAGCATACATCCAAAGGATGAATTTGGAGTTCGTGAAATTGGTACATTCACAGCAGCAGGAAGAATCTGTACATATGTAACAGAATCTCTTAGTGCACACCTATCAAGCTATTTTGAGTTTGATGCTGTGACAAATACAAAAGCCAAAACTGAATCACAAGTTAATTTCTACAGATTCTTTGATGGCTTGATTTCTGATCTTAAAAGTGATAATTATATCACCTTTTATCAAATTATAAGCTGCATTAGTGACCTCAGTAAATATGGTCCTGGGACTAGCTTATCAATGTTGTTTGACAACATAAAATATTTTATCCCAATGGAATATTGGGATTATGTGAAATTAGTATTAAATAAATTAGTACTAAAAGATGTACTGATCAACCAAATTGTGGCTGACACATTACTGAAGCCAGGTGTTGAATTAAACATTACTGGATTTGATGAGCTGAAACGCAACTTGATAAAAGATGGTGTGATGGAAAGACAATATGTAAATGTCTTCCTTGGTTTTTTACAAGGTTTATGCCAGAATATGGCAAATCTTGTACATTGCACATATGCATACTCAATGAGGAAATGCATGCATGAAAAGATAGTTGAGTCTATGCATACTCAGCTAAGTAATATGTTTCCTGATGCCCTAGTTGGTGATATCATGGTTAAAGCTACATTTGGTGGCACTGTGGGTGCTGATGATTCATGTGAGTTTGGTGGTTTAGTCATTGGATTTTCCAAGCTATTCTTTCAG